ATTCAGACAGCTCAATACGGTGGTACGCCTGAACAGTTAGCTATGGCTAAGGCACAAGCTGAAGCACAGAATCAAGCTGGCTTAATGGCTATGCAACAGGCTGGTTCAGAACAGGATAGAGCTTACCAACAGGCTATGGGTTTGTCTGGGCAGGCAAGTCAACTTGCGGGTATGTCTTCAGACCTACAAGGTGCTCAACAAACCAGAGCATCACAGTTGGCAGAGTTGGGTATGGCTGGGACGCAACAGACTCAAGCTATGGGAGCAGAACGACTACGGCAATTGATGAACTTACAGACACAAGATATAGGGGCAGCCACTGCACAACAACAGCTACAGCAGGGTAACTTAGGTTTAGCTAGTGGTTTGTTTGGTTACGGTACTGCTAGTGCTATGCAGCCGGGGCAGATGACGCAGCAACAGCTACAGAATCAAGCCGCTATGATGGGTGCTGGTTATGCGCCTGAAGACCAGATGTTAAGCATGCTTGCTGGTGGTACTCAGGTCGGTCAACTTGCAGACGTAGGACGTAGAGCTGCTGCCGATCAATACGCTGAAGCTAATATGTCTGGGCTTGAAGGAATGCTACAGAGTAGACAAGGTTCTGCTGAGTTGTCACAGCAGTACTACAACGCTTTGGCTAATTTAGCTGGATCACAAAACCAACAGGGACAAGGAATGGTGTCTCAAGTTGGCGGTTTCCTTAGTAATCTGTTAGGTGGTGGCGGTGGTGGAAACACAAGCAACCTTCCCGTTTTTAGTGGTGGCGATAACTCTATATCTGGTTTATTCGGTGGAGGTTTGGCAGATTACTTAGGTGGTGCTACACAAGGTGGTGGTGGTTATAGCTTTGGAGGTTCTATGTCAGACTTGTTTGATTCGCCTTATGGTGGCGGCACTACTACAGCAGGTGGTGGTACGTTCTTTGGTAGCGGTAGTGGCACAGGCTATGACTTCGGGTCTACTTTTAATCCTTATGACACTAGCTCCTACATTGGAGGTGGTGGCCTTTTAGATTACGGATCAGGCAATGCTTTTACAATGCCATCGGGTGGTGGTTAAAAACACTTGACATCAACCAAGAATAGCAGTATAATATACTATAGTAGTTAAGGCAGTTATTTAATTAATTATTTAATTATTTATTTGTCTTTAATAAAGAGGAAATAAAGAAATGGCTAAGTTTTCAGATGCGTTCCTACAAGGTTTAAGAGGGTCAGGACAAAGGGGTTCCCCTACTGACCCTGCCCTACAAAGGGCTGACCAATATGGTTCGTCAAACCCCCTCGCTAAGTCTTTAGGGGGTATGCTGGGTATGCAGATGGATACTGGGCAGGAGTTAGCTTCTAAAGAAATGAAGCAGATAGATCAGCAAGCACCCGACGCTTTACTACAGTCATTAGCTGTCCAAGCTAAGTATGAACAAGATCCACAAAGACAAGTAGCTATCCTGTCTAAGATGTCTGAGTTGAAAAATGCAGTGGCAACGAAACGTGCTGCAGCCGTTAAAGAAAGCGCAGTTAAAACTCAAAGAGCTAAACAGCTTGCTGCTCTCGCTAAGGCTGTCAGACCTACTAACCCACTACTAGCTGACCAGATTGAAACAGGGGATGAGCTGGCTGCGAAGAGTGGTGCAGAGTTGCTGGGACGTGCACCTGAAAAGGCAAGCGCAGATTGGAAGTCGCTAGGGGGTGACAGTAATTCACTCTTTAACGCCCGTACAGGTGAAATCAAGAAAGGTGTTGCTGGGGTCGATCCTGAAAAGGCACCTATTACAGCGGAAGCTCAAGAAGCTCTCCTTAACATAGCCCGTAACATGCCGGGGGCTTCTGCTCCTGACGTTATTGCAGGAGTACGCGAGGGGCTTGCAAGCGGTGTCTTACAAACCCTTAGTGATGTTAAAAATGCAGTCCCTAAGCCCGCTGAGGTAACGTCAGGGGCTTTACCTGCTAGTCTGGAGAAGGATGTAGCAAAGAACAACGAAACCTATGCCCGTTCTGTTTCTTCCGTTAATCAGGCTGATTTTGTACTAAACGCCATAGCTGCTGACCCTACACTGCTGAATGCAAAATCGGGTTGGTTAGCGCAGGCAACGACGTACTCAAAAGATGCACTCGGCCTTCGTGACTCCCTTTCATTCATGAGGACAAACGCTACTGCTGCTATCAACAAAGACCTTGTGTTTTCACTGCCGCCGGGGATTGCCTCTGATAGAGATATTGAGCTATTTAAGATGGGCTTTCCAAGCGAGGATGCAGGCGTTGCTGAGATACAGGAGTATCTTCGAGCATCTAAAAGGATACACCAGATAGTAGGGCAGCGTAGTAGACTATACGATAACTTTGTAGGAGACAACGTAGCGCAGGGCCGTCCCACAGCACAGGGTTTTATACGACACCAGCAGCACTACGACAAGGCTGTTTTAACTCTACAGAATAAACTAAACAGGGCTGAGAAAGAGGGGACTTTGACATCTGAAATGCTTAACAAGGAACGTGAAGACTTCTCCGCAGCCACAGATGGTGTCATCCCCACTCATATCTTTGACAAGTATCTTTAAGGAGATTTGAATGCCTTACGTTAACACAAAAACAGGGGAACTTATCCCTGATGATAATTCATACGCTTCTATAATGAGCGGTAAGGGTGGGCCTACTACTGACTACACCATGAAGGGACTCGATGAGGAGATTGAGGATAAAACATACCGCTACTTGCAAGACAGAGCCGCTGAGGCAGAAGAAGCAGATTGGGAGTATAAGGATTATGAGTTACTTACCCGTCAGTTTGTGGATGGTCTGGTACTTAACTTCGCAGATGAGATAGGCGCTTCCGCAGCGGCTGTTGCTGCTAAGGTGTTTCAACCTGAGCTAACTAAAGGTAAGCAGATATACGAGATACGCGATGAGATGCTAGACAGTCTTAATGCTGAAGGTGCTTCCTTCCGTGAACGTAACCCAGTATCTTCGACTATTGCTAACCTTGCAGGGGCTATTATTTCACCCGTCAGCTTAAAAGGTGGTCAGTTAATCTCTACCGCAGACAAGGCGCGTAAAGCAGAACTAGCGCGTAGCGCCGCAATGGCTGCGCGTGGGGGTTCACGGGCTGCGGGGACTATGACTTCTGCCGCAGGAGGGGCTGCTATTCAAACAGCAGAGCAGGCGGCTGCTAAGACAGCCCAGATGTATTCAGGCATGAACCCAGCGATGTACGCAGTAGCCTCTAAAACACCGTCCGTCGTTTCAGCGGCTGGCTTAGGTATGACTGAAGGGGCCATTGCTGGCGCAGGGGGCGCTACAGAAGGCAATAGGTTAGAGGGTGCAGCGAAAGGGGGTGCTCTCGGTGCGGTCGTACCGCTGGCCCTACAGGGCGTAGGCACAGCATTCACAGCCGCCACCCGTAATAGACTAGCGCAGGATCTAGGGCAGGGTGCTGACTTTGTTAGCCTTATGTTTGCAGACACACCGCAGGGTCTTCCACTAGCTAACCTCTATCGAAGTGTCGTATCTAAGGGCTTTGGTGGTAGAACCTTAATGGAGCAGCAAGCGCGGCGTGTTGCTTCCCGTGTACCTTCCTCTAAGAAGTTAGCTGCTCTTAAGAAAGATATGCAGAACTCAGTTAAGCTCTCTCTAGGTACAGCAAAGGAGGCTATTGATGGAAACACAGTAGCTGCTAAGAGAGGTTTAGCTACTATTAAAGCTAATGAGATAGATGCGGCTAGTTTCAAGAAGGGGGCGCTGCGTGATGAGTTAGATGTAGTGCATAAAGAGAAAATGGCTGACTTTGAGGAGGCTGCTACAGCTAATAAGGAGAAGATGTCTGCCATTGCCCTTAAAGAGGCTGATGAAAAGGTTAACGCTCTGGAAGGTATGTTTAGAAGTGACGCCTTTGCGCGTTCTACCCCTGCGGGTGCTCCTGCTAATTTAGTGGAGGGCATGGATCAACTAAGCCCTGCTGAAGCCCTTGTGCATTTAGACGGTCTTTGGAAGAATCACGGGTTTAAGGTAGCTGACGGAGTGAAGTACACCCTAGACGCCCCCACAGTTACTGGTACTGTTAAGAAGATTGTAAATGGTGATAATGAAGCTGCTGCTCTCTTTGGAGAGACAGGGAAGTTAGCCTCTATCTCCACCTACATTGAGAACTCCTTGAAGAACAATATGGTTGATGGTGTTTTAGATGGCAGGGCGCTTGTAGAGCTACGCAGCGGTGTAGGTACAGTTATTAATGGGCTGTCAGAAGACAAGAACATAACTAGGGCTTTAGGACGTAAGGTGCAGGAGTACTTAGATGGTATCTTAACGTCTAAGTTTTCAAAGCAGCAGCTTAAGACCTTCACAGAAGAGAAGCAGCAGTGGGCTGTCTTTAAGACGGCAGAAGATGCTGTGTTTAGGGCGACAGGACGCAAGGGCAATATAGACGGTGCGTTCACAGGCGAAGACTGGATAAACGCTGTGAAGTCTAACAGCAAGTGGCTCTCTAGCCGTAACTTAGGTTATCTTCAGAAAGAAGCTACTGAGCGCATGAATGACTCAGTGGCAGTGCGTGAAGGCATGTCAGCCGTCGCCGCTTCCCGCATTAAGGAAGCACATAAAATAGCCTCCGATGCCGTCAGGTCTGAGCAACGCGCACTGGCCCGACAGAAAACGGCGCTTAATGAAAAGTATAACGTGGACAAAAAGCGCCTTCGCGATGAGTTGCACGCGGGGACTTCTACTGTAGAGCGTCAGGCTAGTCTGGCAAAAAAACAACAAGAGTTAAAGGCTCAACTGGATTTAGCAAGAAACAATATTGATGCTAAGATAGAGAGCGCCGCGCAGCAGGAGGATTGGTTCCTGAAGAATAGGCCGCGTGGAGAAAACGCTAGTATGTTTGAGGCGCTATTCGCCAACGCCATCGTAGGTACTGTTGTAGAGTCTGTTGTGCCTATGACTATTAAGGATAGTGTAGGAAGTACGATAGTTACGGGGGTTTTAGGGGCTAATGCCTTAGCGCGTGAAGGTTTCCAACGAGCATTAGTAGGGCAGTCTGGCTGGCAAAGAGCTGGCGCTGAACTCGGCAAGAGTGCGGCCTATCTAGGTGAAAACTTAGGTGCTCGGGGTCTAACGTCAGGGGGTGTTGGTGCGGGTGTTGCCTCTGCTGCGTCACAGGAAGGGGAGATGTTTAATGATAAGATTAAGAAGTCGATACGGTCAATGGATAAACGGAGGCAAGGTCTTTTGTTTGAGGGTTTGCTGAAGAGAGGCACCGCCGACAGACTTAAACAGGAAGACCCTGAGCTTTACAGAGAACTGGAAGCTACTTACAATAGACGATAAGAACAAAGGGGGCCGTTAAGCCCCCTAAGTTTATCTCCTATTCACAACTCTTGATACCAGTTTCGACATCTATGTAGCAGGCGGTTGGCTCATCAGCTACTGCCTTCTCTACTAAGATACCAAACCTCTTACCAGATGGATTGAAAGTAGTAACCCCTCTACATCCCATCTCCCATGCCTTCATGTAGATACCCTTGAAGTCATCCCACGGCAGCTCTGGGTTGACGTTGATAGTCTTACTCACTGCACTGTCAACGTAGGTGCTGGATAGAGCAAGCACATTCAGATGCTCCATCTCATCACACATCATAGCTGACTTACCTTTGACACCGTACTCACGGTACGCATAATCACTGACTGTCTCTACTATAGGGCCATCGAAGGTCTGAATAGTACGGTCATACTCGTAGCTGAACACTGGCTCAATACCAGACGATACATTGTCTGCTGTTAAGCTAATTGTACCAGTAGGGGCAATGGAGAGCAGGTGGCTGTTACGAATGCCATGCTTTCTAATACGCTCTCTAAGCTCTTCTGGGAGTGTTTTAATAAACCCACCCTCTAAGTACTTAGCAACATCAAACAGCGGGAAAGCCCCCTTCTCGATGGCTAGATCAACACTAGCATTGTAAGTCTCATCACGGAATACAGTCAGTACCTGCTTCAACCACCGCAAGAACCCTTTACTACCGTACTCATGCCCACATATCTCACCAGCGTTAGCTACACCCGTTAACCCCAGCCCCATACGGCGCTTAGATATTGACTCTTCCTCCTGCGCCGGGAGAGGAAAGGTAGTGTTGTCGTGGATGTTATCCATAGCCCGTGTAATTACAGGGATGTCAGCCTTGAACTGGTCAAAGTCAAACGCATAGCCCTTACCTTTAGGGATGACGTACTGAACTAAGTTGTAGCTCCCCAGCAAGCAAGCACCATTTGGTGGTAGGGGCTGCTCACCACAGGGGTTAGTAGCCGCAATCTCCTCACAGTACCACAGGTTATTCATCTCATTGATACGGTCGATGAACAATACACCCGGTTCTGCCCACTCCCATGTGGATCGCATTATCTCTTCCCACAGGTTCTTAGCATTGACTGTCTTGTAGATCCTACCTTCAAACACCAGATTGAATGTAGCGTTAGCAGCCACCGCCTCCATGAACTCATCTGTGATACCGATTGAGATGTTGAATGCAGTCAGCTTATCGCTGTTCTGCTTTGACCGTACAAACTCCTCAATGTCTGGATGGTCCACACGCAATACACCCATCTGAGCACCACGACGATGGCCTGCACTGGCGATAGTCTTACAGATAGCATCGTAGATCTGCATGAAGGATATGGGGCCACTAGACCGTGAACCTAAAGACACAATGTTGTCTCCTTTAGGGCGTAGGTTAGAGAAGTCATATCCAATACCACCACCTAAGCGCATTGTCTGTGCTGCTTCTGTAGCTGTCTGCATGATTGATTCCATTGAGTCATCTACAGTAGAAGACACAAAGCAATTAAACGCTGTGAGGGTGCGTGGTGCGCCTATAGCGGCCTGTGTTCTACCACCACCCATGAACCGTTGAGGGAGGAGTATCTCCCGTAGGGCCATGAAGTGTTCAGGGCTGTCCTTCAGAGCGTTAGCAAAGCGTGTCTGTGCCTCATAGAATGACTCACCTTCTAGTCTGTACTTCTCAGCGTGCTTCTCTTGACTGATTCGTAGTGTTGGGCCGTATGTCTTAGTCATTAATTACTTCCTTTAGTTAGGGCAGACCAGCTCTGCGTGAGCTGCTCCTTGTTGTTGATACATTCATCAATCATTAGGGCTATCTTTTGTGTCTCTCTCTGTGCTGTATTGTGTGTCCTCTGTTCAACGATGCGAGCAAAGGCTACTAGACTTCCTGTCCAGTACCACTCAGTCATCATAGACTGCGGTAGGAGCATTCTAGCCTGCTCCATACAGACACCCTCAAGCATCAGATGATGGTAGTCTTCCAAAGCACTAGCTGTCATCGCCTTGTATAGCTTACCTACCATATACCGATTGTCTATAGATTCACTGGAAGACCCCTGCTTAACATTCTCAGCAGCCTTACGCCATATCTTTGGCTCATAGAACTCTATGTCTGTATCTACATATCGTCGGCTAATCTCATTCCAAGTCAAGCCCACTTGATGTTTGCCTAATTGTCTGGCTACAAAGAGTGGGGCTTTAATCCTAAACTGTAACTGTACATGAGCAAAGGGCGACCAGTGGCCATGCTTGGCTAAGAAAGTAATTAACTTGCTGTCATTGTCAGTAAGCACATTGCTATGCTTACCAAAGGAAACCCGTGCCGCGTTAGCGACTGTCAGGTCACTACCCATACTATCTACTAACGTAGCTTGCATGTCACTCATCAGCTATAAGTCCTCCGTTTCGTAGTCATCCGAGTGTAGTAGGTAGTCTTTAAGCATGTCTAAGTGTATGTATGCTTCAGGTACTGTCATGTTGGTTGAGAACATGGCTGAACCGTCCGTGCTGAAGACAGAGATAAGTGCATGTTGGAAGGAGTCAATAGTCTCTTCCTCCAACACCCGCTCTATAACAGTCCGTACCGTTATGTCTACCTCTAGCTCGGCGTCTACCTTCTTTCCGAAACCACCTTCGATTACTTTCATGCTAAACCCTCCAGTCGTTTAATCTCTGCGTCAACATAGAACTTCATTTTCTTAGCACCGCGTAGCTTATCACAGTGAGCTGCTTGTCCGTAGCGGTAGCACTCTCTGAATATCTCACCTACCTGCGCGTTCATGTCCTTGTACGCTATTAGATCCTGTATCTCCCTAGCCCCTGCGGGTAGCTCGTAGTAACTAGCTGTGCTGCCGTCACTCCTTACGTTAGTGATGTTACTGGGTGTCTCTGGGAAAGCGTAGCTGTAGCCGTGTGGTGGCTGTGGCCGCTTCAGTCTAGCTGCTTCGTGGTCACCAAAGGTAAGCTCTGTTTGATACAAAGTCTTACGGTTTGCTGCATCCCACGCCGCACTGGTAATATCGTTTAGTCTATCGGTCATCACAGTCCTCCTCAAACTTGTCTATGTTGTCTAGTATTTTATCTTCTAGTGCGTCTACAAGCTCTTCGATAGTAACTTGTAAGACTTCACATAGAAGGTCGGGGTCGTACTCCTGTATTATCCGGTCTTTAAGTTCAATAAATGTCAGTGACATAATCAATCAACTCATGTGTGTTATCTAAAGTGTAGTGTTTGAATCCTTCCTTTTCACACCACTGCCCCATTGTAATCTTACCACCTTTCCTAACCTTAGTGTGAGGATTAGATAATACAAATATCAACTCAGCGTACTGGGATGCTTCCGTGTCTGGGTCATCCATCATGTCTCTGATTGCTTTGTATTTCTGTGTATCCCCTACTCTAAAGAAACCCTTACACTCTATCAGTACAATATCCTTATAGACGAAGTCTGGTTTGTATTTCCTGAATGTAGTGTAGGGTACATCATAAGGCTCATAGTCCATGAACTTAGAGGGTAGTTCCGCTGCGAACTTACGTTCCAATCCAGACCTGTACCTCCCATTCTTGTTGCTCTTCTTAGGCATTTTCTTAGAACTCATCTGGTATTACCTCATTGACTCTCGGAGTTTTAATGACATCAACTAGATGCTTGTTGCCCCATGCGTACTCAAACGTCCGTAGTGTGGGGTAACAGTGCGCCTTGTACTGGCAGAAGCCACAGCCCATCGCTAACTTAGTGTTGCCTGACTTGCCGTCTTCTTCAGTAGGGTAGCAAGTCTCTACTGGCTCAGGCCCGTTGACCATCTCTTTGACGTGCTCTAATCGCTCGATGATATCGTAGCTGATGTGCTCGTACATGGGGTGGTCTACATCTTCTTCATCATACTTCAGGTAAGTCAGATGTCCATTCTGCTTGTCCATCGCCAGCCAGCCGTACTGCTTTACACCCTCTGAGTGTGCGTAGGCTTTGATCTGACCGACGTACCCAAATGGATCGTCTGCTGCTAGAGTACCTGCTTTAAACTTCTTGAAGCCATACACGCTGGCTGACTTAACGTCTGTCACTACACCGTCAATAGCACAGTCCATGTGACCGACAATCCCTGCTGCTTTACATACCTTCTGTTCTGATGTTACTGTATGTCCTGCTGCTTTTGTAAGAAACAAGAGTAGCTCTTCGATGACGTGTCCGTATAGGAATTTAACGTAGGTTGGGGAGTCAATCTCTTCACCCTCTGACCCGTTGTATTGATTCCAGATGTACTTGTCTGTACGGCCTGTGAGAGAGAGTCTGAGGCGGCGGCTGTCGTGTACTCTCTTAGCCCCGAACTCTGAACGCATAAGCTCTTTAATGTTCTCACCGAATGTCTCCACAGCGTCATCAAAGTCAATATGCTCTCCTACTTCTTTAGTTGCTACTAATTTATAGATGTCTTCTACTAGTGTGTCTGTGTTCATTTACCTACCCTCCATATTACAATGGGTTCAAACCCTTCAGCTTCAGCTTGCTTTGCTGCGTCACTCATGCTAGTAGCGTTGAACTCATGTGAGACTACCTCTGACCTGAAGCTAAGTTCATGTATGGCTGTAACCCCGTAGAGTTTAACCAGTGTAGGTAGGGGCTTTTCTACCAGTGCCTCTTTTTTAATCATGTGGAAGAAGGACGCTGCACACGCCACCTGCTGGTGTTTCTTATTACACTCTGGGGTGTACGCCCACTTACCAGTAGAGAAGTAATAAGTATAGCTGTAGATTGGGGTAATTATTTCTACACGTTCTCCTCCTATATTACCTTTAAGTTTAACCGTAAAACCTAATTTAGATGCTGACTCCTTAACCACTGTGAAGGTATCCGGTGTCTTGTTGGAGATGCTTACCTTTGCGGAGTCAGGGTGTGGAGTGATTACCCAGTTGTACGCAAACCCGTGTCTATCTACTTTATCTAGTGTGTCGATGCCCATGTCTTTCCTACCTTATATTCGCCATCCAGTGGACAGTTTAAGTTGAAGTGGGTTCCAGCCGCCTGTATGCAAGAGACTGCTAACCTACCGAAGACATCTTCCTTACCGTGCCTGACCTCAGTCTGTATCTCATCGTGGATGTTACCCACTATCCTATAGTCTATACCCCATAGTTTAGCGTATTCATCCAGCAGTGTCAAGGCTTTCTTCATCACTATCGCACCGGCTGATTGAAGCAAAGAGTTAAGTGCTGCGTGGCTTGACCTGATGGCTATACGCCTGCCGTCTAAACCTACGATACTGCCTCTCCTTGCTTCCTTCTCTACCTTCTCACGCAACACAGCGAGGGCTGGCGTATTCTCTAAAAAAGCATCTTTGAGCTTGCTCCCTGCTGCTGCACCCTCCCCTACGATAGAGCCTATCTTAGCATCTCCTGCCCCGTATAGGAAGGCGTAGATGAATGTCTTAGCTTGCGACCTGTCGGTAAGTCCAGCAGCGTGCATGTTGGCCGTGTGTATGTCACCGTGGAGGATCTGATCTGTGTAAGCAGCATCCTCCATGTAGTGAGCTAACATCCTAAGCTCTAACCCGCTTGCGTCCATACCGACCAGTGAGTAGCCCTCAGCGGCTATCCAGCAGCTACGGCTCTCAACACCATAGGGTGATTGACTACTGGGAACCTGAGCTACATTAGGCTTACTGTGCGTCATCCTACCAGTTACTGCACCGTTGCTATTGACGTAACCATGGACCCTGCCCGTGTCTGAATCTACTGCTTCGATCCAGCTACTAACCAATGCTATTCTCTTCTGTACAGTAAGATACTCAGAGATTAACTGAGCCTGCGGTATGTCAGTAACACCGACTAACACTGCCTCATCTACTTTAGGCTGGCCTTTGTCTGTGAAGACTTCAGGCTCCCACCCAAAGTGTTGCAACCACCTACCTATCTGCTGTCTTGAACCTAAGTTAAATAGCGGATAATCCACCCTACTAAAGCTGCCAGCCACATCAACCCAACTATCTCCGAGAAACTTAAGACCAACGATGCTGATTGTACCATCCTTCTTAACCTTTGGTGTAACCTCAGATATGAAAGTTGGCAGTGGTAGAAACACTGCATGTACTTCTGCTTCAAGTTCATATACTCTCTCCTTTAAGGTAGCAACTAAATCGTAAGCATACCGCGCATCTAGTTGCCATCC